AATATGGATCAATGTCAATTACTTGTACAGTCTGGAGCATATACACAAGATCAAGCAATAACAACAACTGTTAAAAAGTTTGCTGCTGATGGTGTGCAAGCTTTTTTTTATGATAGTGGCGTTATAACTGCAATTGAAGCAGCTGTAAGACGTGCTAGTGTTACTGGTGTAAATCAAGCTACTGCTGAGATATCATTAAATAATGCCGCTATACTTGGAACTGATTTAGTTGAAGTAACATCACATGGTGATTCAAGACCTTCTCATGCAGAATGGCAAGGTAAGGTATATAAATTAACTGGTAGTGATGATAAATATAGGAATCTAGCAGAAGCAACAGGTTATGGTACTGGCAGTGGTTTATGTGGTTGGAATTGCCGACATAGTTTTTATGCTTTTGTAGAAGGTGTATCAGAACAGTTACCAAAAGAACAGTATGATCCAAATACATATAATAATGAACAGATTCAAAGGTACAATGAACGTCAAATTAGAGACTGGAAAAAACGTGCTGACACTTTAAATGCTGGTAATGTTGATTCTAGTAAAGAAACTGCAAAGGTAGCATATTGGCAAGCTAGGCAAAGAGAACATATTGAGGAAACAGGTTTAGTTAGATTAAATAAGCGAGAACAGGCATATAACAAATCAGGTACAATCAAAATCAATACTACAGGTATTACTAATAAGGCTAATAAGCTTTATAATGAGGGTAGTACATCATCTAACCTTGCGAAATATATTAAAGATAAACAATATATTAAGCCAAATACAAAAACGTCTAATACATCTAAACCCGAACAGATTCAATTAACTGGTTGGAAATAATAAAACAATATATCTTTATCACGCAGCCTTTAGGGGCTGATTTTTTATGTCTTACAGGCTGACGCTATAAACGGCTGGAATATTAATTAGAGCCGACAGGCTATAAATGGAGGAAATTAAAATGGCTGAAGAACTTAAAAAAGATGAAACTAAAACTGGTGACGACAACCAGCATAAAGAAGAAAAGTCGGATAATAAGACTTTTACTCAGGCTGAACTAGATACAATTATTGCTGATAGATTAACCAGAGTTAAAAAGGATATGCCAACAAAAGAAGAATTAACAGCTTTTAAAACTTGGCAAGAAACGCAGAAAACCGAAACAGAAAAACAAGCTGAAAAGCTTAAAGAACTTGATGATTTAAAGGCTGCATTAAAAGCTAGAGATTATCAAGATAAAGTTAGGGATTCAAATGTTAATCCTAAATTCACTAAATTTATTGTTTCTGAAATAAGTGCAAGTTTAAAAGATGGTGATGATTTTGATGCATCTTTGAAAGCTTATTTAGTTGCAAATCCTGAATTTGTAGCTACTACAGAAACAAAACAAAATACACCTACTGGTCAAAGACAAGGCACTGTAATTAAAACAAAAACAGAACAGGAAGCCTATCTTGAACAAAAGTATGGTAAAAATCCATACTTCAAAAAATAATTATTAAATTTTAAGGAGATTTTATTTTATGTCTATTCTTTATAATTCCGTTTATGTTGATGAAAAGTATTCGTCTATTCTTGAGCCTAATCTTTTTATGGCTAATGTGTTTCAGCCGGGTATAACCTTCACTGATAAATATACGCTTGGTGCTGCTGGTCAGATTTTTGTACATAAAGCTGGTATTGCTGATGTCACTCCTGGTACTCCGGGGCGTGATTTTACTAATGCTAATGTAGCTGATACTCTTGTTCAGATTGCTTTAAATAATAACTTCCAGAGAAGCCGTAAAATTTATGGTGTTCAGGCTGCTTCGGTTTCTTTTGCTAAAGGTGAAGAGGAACTTTCTGTGGCTATTCAAGAAGTGGCACAGGGGCGTACACTTTCCGGCTTGGCTGCTCTAGTTGATGGAGCTACAGCTAGTGCTAATACTGCCGATCTTGCTACTACAAATATTAAAAATCAGATTCTTGCAGACCGTAAAACTTTAGTTGATAGTGGTGCTACTGCTAATGTTCTTATGTGTGGTACTGATGCTTATGCTCTGTTACTTGAAATTGCTGGTTCTGATTTTGTGCCTATTGCTAATGAATCTGTTATTTCTACTGGTCGCATGGGTCAGTGGCTTGGTTTCCAAGTTGTTGAAGCTAATGGACTTTCTAAGACTTCCGCAACTTATTATAATGCTGCTGGTACTCTTACTACTGTTACTTTCTCTCTTGTAGATTATGTAATGTATGATGCAGATGCTTTTAGTATTGTTACAAACTTTGAAAATGCACGTTTGATTGATTCAGAAACATTTAGTGGTTCTCTTGCACAGGTTGAAGCAAATGTTGGTTATAAAGTCACGAATGCTGCTAGGGCTATTGTTCGTAAACATACAGCAGGATAATTAAATAAACTACACAGTTTATGGAGAGGTGAAATACCCTCTCCTAAACTTTAGAAAGGGGTAAGGCTATTGGCTTATATAACAGTAGAATATTATTTACAAACTTATAATGGAATTCCTATCGATGGTGGTATATTTAACCGTATTTCAGAACGTGCTTCAGATATTGTTGATGATATAACATTTAATCGAGTATTAGTTAATGGTATAGAAAGCTATTCCGCAACAATTCAAACAGCAATTAAAAAAGCCACTTGTGCCATAGCTGAAGCTCTTGGACAAATTGATACTACAACAGGGAGCACAGGCTTTGCAAGTCCATCTGAAAAAGTTGGTAGTTATAGTTATACTGGTGATGCTGATACAGAAGCAATAACAGTTAAATTAGCTGAAGCAAAAGCAACATCAAAAAAATATCTATTTTCTACAGGTTTACTTTATAGCGGTATTGGGTGTGTGTAATGAAGATAATTAGCAGACGTGCAAGACCACATACTATTACTTTATATAATTTTATTAGCACAACAAGCGGCATTGAAACTTATCAAAGAACAGTATTACAATTTGTTTATTTAGATACAGCGTATCAACAAAATTCATTACAGCGTGGTATTAGTACAGATGATACGGCACAATTAATTATTGAACTGCGAGATGTAATAATTACTAATGGTAGATCATTTAAACCGTATACAGAATGGAAAAAACTGTCTGTTATAGATAAAGCGAATTATTTCACTTTTAATGTTAAGAAAGATTTCTTTATTGATGGTGAAGCAACTGAAACATTACCGGATACTACAAAGGCAGAAATGATAGAATATTATCAATGCTTATCAGTTACTAGTGTTGCAAATCCTGCTTCATCTTACAATGTTCCAATAATTTTAGAAATAACTGCAAAGTAGAAAGTAGATGTAAAATGGCTGATGATAATTATATGGCGTTACAAAGTGCTCTATATGAAAGAAATGATGGACAAGGTATAAACTTTGCTAACTATATGGCGTTAGAGCCTAATGGTGATGAGATTATTACTTTTACAACAAACGGTGTTAAAGGATTAAATCCTCCAAATGAAGGATCAATTTTTGCCACAGTATCACCATTTTGTTATTGCCTTGTTAGATTTGGTGCTGATCCCGATTTTGATCAAAATATTGGAACTCCGCATGGTGATCCTTTTAATTTGACTTCAAAAGAACAAATTGAAAACTGTCGTATATCTATGCATATAGCACCACATAAAATATTTGTTCAATATTGGAAGTAAAATAAATGAAGAATAATATCACTTTTAAAGTTAATGAAGCAAAAATCAAAGCACGATTAAACAATGGCAATAAAAAAGGGCAAGCATGGTTAGATAATGAGGTTTTAAAAGATAGTACACCTTATGTTCCACGCATTAGTGGTGAACTTGAAAGATCAGGAATTGACGGTACTGTAATTGGTAGCGGTGAAGTGATTTATAATAAAACTTATGCTAAAGAACAATATTATGGTGATTTTAAGCATAGTACACAAAGTCATCCCCGTGCAAGTCGTGAATGGTTTGAAGTAGCAAAGGCTATGTATAAAGATAAATGGATAAAAGGCGTTAAACAGTTGGGAGGCGGTGAGTAATGTCGGATACCGTTCAACCACTTGACGCAACAGATACAACACAAATTATACAGATGTTACAAGAGTATATTAATAGTCTTAATATACTTGATAGTCATTTGTATTTAGAATTTTCAGAAAGTGATACAGGTTTTGGGTATGTAATAAAAGCAGATGGTGGATCAATTACAGATGAAGATATTTTAGGTAATTTTACTGCTACTCAACCTTTTATTATTTATTATAAAACTAACTTTGTAACAGATAGTATAGCCTCTTGTAAACCTTTAAATGATTTATCAGCCCATTTTAAAAAGAATGGGGTTATTGGTTTAGATATTGGTGAAAGACGTGTACCAGACGAGATAATTACTTTAAAGGGTGCAACTGATTTATCAGGGCAAGATGAAGATGGAAATGTTACATTTTTTAGTGTGTATTCACTTACTTATGATGAAAATGTTAATCAATGAAACAAAAATATTTTATGAAATGAGGAAAATATAATTATGCCTGAAACGAAAATTAAGAGAAGTCAAATAGCAGTAAATACAGGAACACCAGCAGTAACAACAGCAGTTCCCAAAATCGGATCACCATTAAGATTTAAAGTGTAATTACATACAACAGGTGCACCGCCATCACCGCCGATGTCATCAATCTGAA